GTTGAGCGTCTTCCCCATAAGGACTCCTTAATTACATAACTAGTATAACATGGTACAATTAAGCTATTAAGTAAAGGAAGACCCATGCCTAAAGTCCCAGTCCAAAAGCTAAATAGAGATAAATTATATAATGTCGACGAAGTCGATATGCAGATGAACTTCGGGGAGAGGTTAAGAAAATACTTCAAGCCCCATGATACCGTAAAAGTCCAGAATGTAGACAGCGAAGTTATCGAATGGCAGTTTTTAGAAGAAGATAAAGAAAACTTTACAATCGAGGACGACTCGAATATTAAGATAGTTACCAGGGACGACCCCGATTTATGGCGGATTGAACCTGGCGACGTGGATATCCTGGAAGGCTGTTGCGCCTACCTGATGATCGAAGCCCTATTTAAGCAGATGACGGCCAGAAAAGTCGGGCCGGTCGAACACCCGCTTGACCAACGGGATATCCGGAACTTCGCCTTTGACGATCCGGCCGCCCAAGATAATTTTATTAAAAGAGTATTTTTGGGTAAGATTACGCCCCAGATGATGAAAGAGGCAGCCCTCGCCCAGATAGAAGGAGAGTCCAGTGCCCCAGAATCCACCGTTACAGGAGCTAAAAGAACAGTTAGCCCAATCTCAAAAGCAGCTTGAGAATATTGAGAAGGCCCAGCCCGACCCCAAGTATTTAGACTCCTTAGAGAAGTCGATTGCGGCCAAGACCGAACAATTGGCTAGTATCCAGTCAGATATCGACGAGGCCGAAGAGCAGCATAAACAGAGAATACTTGAGATACGACACAATGAAGAGTCGGCCGAGCGTAATGTGGCTCAGGTCGCCAAAGATAAGCAGGACGAACTAGACCTGGACATTAACAACCTTACCAATAGTAAACTGGCTTTGACGGCCGAAGTATCCGACCTGGACGGCCAGAAGGTCCACCTGCTTAAACAAATCGAGGAGCTTAAATTAGACCTAGAGAATAAGACCCGTACTAAACGGAATATACTAAGCGACTTAGACGTTGAGATAAAGCGCAATCAGGATTTACTGGCCGAACTTGAAACAAGGTTTAGAAATATAGACCCCCAAATAGACGAAAAGCAGGCGGCCCTAGATAAGATAACCAACCAGGTCAATGACGCCGAAACCGAGGTTAACCGGTCTATAACAGTCCTGCAAGAGCAGGAAACTTTATTACAGTCCAAAATCCGCAGCCTTAAAACCGAGGTGGTGGAATATGAAAGAGGCATGGAGTCTAAGAGGGAAGAAGACCGTGAAAGGTCTCTTAACCTTATGATTCGCGAACAGTCGCTTGATGCGAAGAGACGCGCTTTCTACGAGGAGAAGAAGGACTTCCTAACGGAGAAGCGGCAGTTTTATGCGACCCGTTCTTTAGTTGACTAGCTAAATCTAGTTGATTAATTAAAAAGTCAAAAGCTTTATACTCGCCCCTAATATTCTCAAGGGCGACTTTAGCCTCTTCGACCACCTTAAACTGCTGCTCACAGCGAGCAAGAGCATCAGAGCGTAACTCTTCGAGCTGTTGTTTGTCCATGTCCTAACTCTAGCTAGTGCCGAAGGAAGTTGCAAGCGTGCCTGAACCGAAGTTCTGGGCGACAACGTGCCATAGGGTTGAAGTCAGACAGTAGGCCGTAATTGTCGTGCCAATAAGTCCGCCCGTAGTAGTTCCGTTACAGTTGAAGGAAATATGCGAAGTACCGTTGCCCTGGAACATAGCACCCACTCCTGCGGTCGCATACGAAGCGTTGTCGACGCCTTGCATATAGACCGAACCGGCGCTGGTGATGATCTTGTAAGAGTTAGAGGTAACCGAAGTAGAGACAATCCAGCTATAATTTGTGCCAACCACCGGAGTGGGCAGCGTAACCGTACAACCGGCCGCCCTGTTAAGGGTAAAGGTTGTGCCGGATTGGGCTTGCGTCGGCGAACTTGTCGAACCGGTAACATTTACAACTGGTTCAAGACTGGTAATTGCGCCAGTAATTGCGGCCGTACCGTTGACTACTAAGTTACCAGTAGTTACGGCACCCGTGGTGGTAATTGGCAATGCGGAGTTATATCCCGCCTGCATCTTTATTTGGGGGATACCGCCTGGCCCCTCGATGAGAAAATGTGATGCCATATTGGCTCCTTATCCTAATGTTAGAAATACGTTAGCGTAGGTTGATGAAACAGATTCGATAACCCGTCCGATTTCGTATGATGTGGCGGCAGCGGTAGACATAACATAACCAGCTGTGCCAGCCGTGTCTTGGGTGATCGCTTGGCCCTTAACAGCCGTGGTGGCGGCGACGAAGGCTTGACCGTAACTTTGTACCCAACCGTAGTAGGTGACTGAAGCGGTGTTGGGGACTGGTTGGATAGTAACGCCCACTGGGTTGGCGATAGTCATGGAAGCTGCCACGCTTAGTGCTGGACTTTGTCTTAGGTTGACGGTATTTGTGCCGTTAGCCAAAGCTGTGGTGTTTCTCAGTCCTTCGGCAAGGTCAACCTCTAGCTGGGCTGAACCGGCGCTGTCGGCTGAGTTGCCAACAATTCGGTAAGCCTCAATCCCGTTAGTACCATAGACTTCCAGTTGGCCGTCGGCAAACTGGTTAGCCGTTACTGCCGTTGCCCCGTTGGTGACATAAAGCATTTTTGAGCCGAGGCTTAATTGTGTCGTCGAGTTAGTGGTCGGCAATGCCAGACCTGTGGAGGTTGCTGGGGCTGACGGTGTAACTAATAGCAATCCTGATGCGACTGTTGAAGTGCCCCCGAATTGAACATAGGTATATCCCCTGCGGCCTTGATCGCCCGCCAGGAATACTCTTGTGCCCAGAGGCAGAAGTTGAGTCGTACTCAACGTATTTAGATCCTGTGATGTTAACTGTGGTAACATATTGACTCCTTATAATATTATACTTTATATGATAGATTATCGGCCGAATATAGCCAAACAAAAAGTGGTAAACTAACTCTTTTTGACCCCTGATTTCCAGTAATTATTGCGCCTGACTTGCGATATGTTCCTGCGCTTCAATCCGTAGCGTTTTATGAGCCTGTCTACGGAAGTACGGCTGATACCAAAAAATCGGGCTATGGCTAAGCCCGATCTCTTTTGGTCCGCATATAGGAATATGAAAGCTTCTTTAGTAACTCGCTGCACAAGTCTATTATACTAGTTGCTTTGAATGTTGATCAACTTGCCTTCTCGACGAGGCTGGCGGCAGTAGTAGTTCCCTGCGAAGAGCAAGATACCCATTTCGCCGTTCTGGTTGATCGAGTTCATGAAGTCGCGCCACTGGAAGGCTGAAGGCATCGGGTTGGACTTGAGCGTACCTTCCGTGATCTTGATATTGCTATCAATGCTCTTGAGGTTGTCCTGCAAGAGGCGTGAACCGTGTAACCAGTATTCGTTGAGCCAGAAGAAGGTTTGGGTAGTAGCTTGGTTATCGGCCACTAGTGGGCGGTTACGGTAAGTGATCGAGTTGAAGCCGCCGGCTGCGCCAATGCGCGGGTCGCCTGGGCGAACTGATGTGCCAAGCGGGATTCCGCCGCTGACCCTGTCGTATCCCCGTACCTGGGTCGTCTCGTAACGTGCGCCCAACATAACTTGCATAATGCCTTCGATGTAGCGCCAGACGTTCGGCTGCATGAGGCCGATGGTCGGGTAGGATTCGGTATTGCCGGCTGCGCTGACGTTGTCGGCTTCGCTAGACAGATAGTCTAAAGTGACGATGTTGTTAAGGACTGAAGTTACATCGGCGTTGACGCCCGGGTAAGTAGAGCGCGTTAGGTCGCCGTAGGTCGTGCTACTCGTCCCGTTGTCTACAATGATGCCTAACCCGTCGATAGCTTTGCCGACACCCGTACCGTAAATTGCCGTACCGAGGCTCATAGAGGCGGCGATTTTAGCTTCGTCCATCTTCTGGAGTATAAGGGAGATAGCTTGCTTGCCCTGAGAGGCGTTGACTGCCCGGTCGAGGCCAGGCACAACTACTGACTGGTAGAAGGCTGCTGGGTGGAAGAACATTTTGACCGTGTTGTTGGTGGTACCGACAGCAAATTCGTCCATACCGGAGTAGAACCCACCAGTTGAACTGTTGGCGACCGTGATGTTAGACCAGATAACCGGACCAGTCCAGGTTTCGGGCTTGCTCATGGCTCTCGCCCATAGGATGTTCGAGTTGTTTACGTTGTCGACTAGCGTCGGCAATATTCTTTGATAAGTAAAGTCTTGTATTTGCTGGACAAATGAGATCCCGGCCATATATTCTCCTTATAAAATAAAAAATCCCCGCTCTTGCGGGGCTACATTAACGTGCCTACTAAGAATAATACTAGGCTACATATTAGTTGTCAAATATATTTATAAGTCTTTGGCGATAGTAGCGCGGAACTTTTTTAACTGGGTAACGGCGGAGTCAAAGTCGCTAGGTAAAGTAGAGGTGCTTATTTTCTTAGCCAACGCCGCCCCCTCTTCTTTACTTAAAAGATTCAAGTCTACCATAAGGGCTATGAACATATTTATCATTGGTTAGCTCCCGTAAATACCTTAAACTCTTCTTCTAAGTCGGTCAGATTGGTGACCGAAGCTGGATTGACCTTACCTTTTGTGGCCGTCGAACCCTGCGAACTCTTGAGCTTGCGGGCAATAGTCCGCCTGCCTTTATCTTCGGCTTCAGCCTTTTCACGGATGCCGGGGTTCAAAAGCGCAAAGGCTTCGGCGAAACCGATATGCCTGAATGCGCTACCGGAATTTGCCCGGCGGTTATACTCGTTATTCTTCTCGTTCATATAGGCTACGACCCGGTCAAACTCTTTGGCGCCGTCGGAAGTATCGAAATCCCTGGTGCCCGGCGTACCCTTAAACTTTGGGAAGACGCCCTCTTCGCGCAAATCTTTCAGGTCTTCGGCAATAGCCCTGTCTTCCTTCTTGTTATAATCCTCGGTCATCTTCTTGGCTTGGGTTTGTTGGAATTCGGTCTTGAATTGGTTGACTTTAGATAGCTGATTAGTAACGGCCGTCTGGAAAACGCCGGCTTCGTAAGGCGTGGCAATGCCCTTGTAGTCCCTGGGTAGGTCGCCATAACCGTAAACTTCGACAGTCTCGACCTTATCGTCGGCATTAACGATACGGACAGGGATCTTCTGTAGTTTGCCTAGAACATACTGGGCTTCGGCTTCTTCGGCCGGCGTGGTAGCTGCGGGCGGAGTAACAGCGGGAGGCGTCTCTTCGTCAAGGTCGGCTTTGGTAACGTAGTCATCGTCGTCTTCCTCTTCGGGTGTCTCTTCCGGCTCTTCTTCTTCGGGTTCTTCTTCTGGGGTTTCCGGTTCCTCTTCGGCCGCCTCTGCCTCTTCAGGCTCCTCCGGCTCTTCAAGGTCTTTGTCTTTGTTAGTGTCGTCCTCGTTGATAAGGTCAGCGGGGGCATCGTTGATTAGGTCATTGAGATTAGTTGTATCTGCCATAATCGTTCCTGATTAAATTGATGTCTATATAATACCACGTTCTATATAGCTGGTACAGAAGTCAAGGTGTTGGGGGTTTGGGGCTGAGCCGGGTTGGTTAAGGGCGTTCCGTTGAATACGCCGGGTACACCACCGGCTGGCGGGGCTGGCATGGGCTGTCCAGGCACGCCCATTGGCGGTTGTCCCGGCGGCATTCCTGGCTGCCCCATTCCTGGCGGCATCATCGGTGGTTGCGGGTTCATCATTTGCTGGAACTGTTGGGGCGGTAATGGGGGCGGCACTGGTTGGCCTGGTTGCGGTAGCTTAGCCATGTCCTCTTGGCCTAGTTGGTCAAGGGATTCTCTTAATAGGAAGGAGTCGAGGTATTCGTTATATCTCTTAATGAAGGCGTTTCTATACTTTGAGTCCAGTTTTGGATCAAGGAACTTGTCGTTTATCATCAGCTTGCGCAGCGTCAGGATGTAGTCCTTGTCGACGTTTATGCGCTTGGGCGGTTCTTTGCCGTTGATGAAGTCCAGGAACTCGGCGTAGGCTTCAGTCGAATCGTAGGCGTCGTTGATATCCTTAGCCAGTTCAAACGGGCTGTGTTGCTGTTTGACCCAGTTATCATAAAGCCTCTGGGGGTTCTCGAAACCGACTATCCTATAGGCGTCTACCATAGCGATTTGCTGCTTGTCGGCGAAGTGCAGTGCCATTGCTTGCTCGCGGTTCTTATCAAAAGCTATGGTCGAAGAAGCTCTGGCGGACACCTGCATACCGTCCTCGAAGTAATATCTCTTTATTACAATGCGCTCAAAACTGCCGTCATTTTCCAACAGCGGGAAAGAGTGGTCTTTGGTATACCAGACAAACATCATCTGGGCTAAGAAGTTAAAGTAGTGATACATCCAACGGTCAACCGCCCTGATAAGCATGTCGATTGTGCCCTGGGCATCATTCTTCTTGATAAGCGTTTCGCCGAGAGTTGGGTCGTCGCCGGATAAGTCTGAACCTGATTGGTCGACTGGAACGTGCATTAAGACGCCCATTTGGTTACGCATATCCTGCTTGTCAGCCGTTACGAACTCTTTTAAGTCCTGGCCAGGGATAACAGTAACCATATCTGGTATTCTGGCGTTGTCTTTAGCCTTCTTGAGATACAGGGCTTGGTTGGCGCCCCTTGTCCAGTTTTCAACATCTTCTCTTGTCAAGCCCGACTTCTTAGCATCTACTACCACCGTTCCGTTAGACCGGTCGGCGTTTAGGCTAATCTGCCGTCCGCGCACGTTTAAGAGTTTCTGCATTGTAATGGCGTCGTCTATGAATGAGCTGAAGTCAACCCAGTGTTTGCCGTCATTGACGACATTCAAGGGGATGATAGGCTTGCGGGGGGCTTTCAGGAAGTTCGGCCGGTTATGCAGCCAGTTTATATCTTTATACTTGGCCAGGAGAACATCATCGTAATAAACGGCCACGGCTTCTTGGGGCTTGAGGTCTTTGTCGTAATAGGTAAAGTGAACTTTGCGGATAACGACTTCCCTGGTCAAGTTCTTTTTACCAACCCGCTGTATGCCCATTGATTCGAATATCTTGTCTTTCTTTTCGGGATATCTGGCCACCAAATCTTCTACTGAGTGAAGTTCAAAGTCAGCTAAAAAGCCCGGGTTCTCGCCGTAGCGGGCATACTTGTCTACCACTAGTTCGTCGCAGGACTTAATAGATGGTATAATCTCGCCATTTTCGCCATAATCGGGGTCAAACTCTAGCCCGATATAGGCCGCTTGGTTCATCAGCCAGGAACGGACCCCGATTTCAACCAAACCCCTCAAATCCCATTCGATGCTGTGGGCGTTAATAGCTTTCTCAAGATTAGAGGCAAACCTCTTGGCCTCGGCGCTATCTGAGCCAGGCGTAACGGTACAGGTCGGCGTTCTGGCCGTGGCGTAGCTTACGATACTATCAACCATCCGCCTTAACTGATTTTCAATATACGGCTCTTCCTGTTCGTAGTAAGCTGAGGCGTCAACCTGGACGCCTAGATACATCCTTAGGTTAAGACTGCGCTTCTGGGTTAGGTTAAAGCCGTTGGAGTCGTCGTAATAGGTTTTAGAGTCGTTGATTCTCTCGTTGATATTATCTATCAGCTTTTGGTCGGGCAAATTAAAGTCAATCGGCTCGAAACTATCAACCGCCCCGTTTTGTTCGAGGATTTGGTCGACTGAGTTGTCGGAGAATGGCGTCGGGAATTTTAGTGTCCCGTAAGGGTATATCGTAGCTGTATCCTCCTACCTACTTTTCTGCGCGTTTCTTACCTGCCTTAGACCACTTTTCCATTTTACCTTCGCCGTTTTTGCGCCGGCCGATCCAGGCCACTAATTTAGCACTCATGCCCTTGTCTTCCATTTGTTTGAAGCGTCCGCCGCCGCCCTCTTTGTTGGACTTGCCATCGGTCTTACCTGTCTTTTTGATGATGTCGCTGGCCTTCATAAATGCTCCTTATTATTAAAATAGCCCCTTAGAAGGGGACTTAAGCCTAGATATATCATACACTATTTGTCCGCCTTATAGTAGAAAACTATAAACGCCCCGCAGCTATGTCTAAGGCGCATCCAAATATCCTTAGCCGTCAATTCCCTGGGCGGCAGGCCGAAGTCATTGCTTAGTTCGAATACGTCGGCGTTAATCTCGACAAGTTTATGCCCGCAGGCCGGACATGACATTAAGACCGGATAGGGTGGTTTAATCATCCTCCTATGGACTTTAATGAACCACCTGGCGTTAGTTTGTACCCCTCTCACCTCAGCCACCTGACTTCTGAGTCACGGATGGCTTTGCCAATATCGTTGCGGTTGTATTCTTGGGTATCATGGTTGTCTACTTGAATTATACTACTGCCGTCGTTGCTTAGTATCATGGTCGGGTCGTCAATCACCATTGCGGCATAAGTCACGGAGTCGAAATCATGGTCGGACGCTTTGTCGTCAATCTCTTCGGGGCGAGTCTTAGAGTAGGGCAGCGTTGGTATCGTAGAAATGCAGTTTATGCACTGGGCACTAAAGAATATTGAGGGATCGCCGTCAGGGCCTAAGGCTAAGAGTTGGTGCATTAGGGCTATCCGGTGCATCTTGGCGGCGTGGGTCTGGCTGTCGGCTCGGATAATCGGGATATCGGCATCTTCCAGATAGGCGGCAATCGTTCTTTGCCCCCCGGTATGCGAGAAGCAATCATGGGGCAATATCATCCCCTCGATCGGTTCGTACTTTATAATATCGGCGATCATCTTAGCCCACCACTTCGGGTGACGGTTGGTTTCATGTATCTCTCTATAAACGTAGAACTTCCTGACATCGAACTCGTCGGCCGGAGTGACGGCTATCCAAGTGGCCACGCCAGGGTCGTTATAGCCCCAGTCAAAGCCTATATACCTTTCGCAGTCTCTAATATCGACAGGCAATTTACCGTCGATAATATGCATGTCGTCTTTCCATTCGGTAAAGATTCGCCCCATAAAGGCTTCCCAGTCGCCCAGGAGCAAGGCTCTTCTTAATTGCGGGTCGGCAATAGCATTCAGGTGTCTTCGATAGTCCTTGCGGATATATTCGTTGGGGTTGTCTG